CAATCTCTTCGGTTGGCATCCGGCTATCAGCAACCTCGGAAGAGCGAGTAAAGCGAAGAGCAATACTCTCCATCTTCTCATCGGAAAGTCCACTTGTGCTACTCTGAACCTCCTCAAGATTCTCTTCATACTTCTCTTCGATTACTTCAAACTCAACTTCAAAGTCTTCTGCAAGCGACTCAAGCTCATCACGGGTTTCGTCCATCATACACCCCCAACTCAGGGATGGTTAGGTATAAGTCCTTTGGAAGAAATCAATCGAAGAATTTTTACGTTTTCAGCGGTTAGAGAGTGTATGGCTGAAGAAATAGGTGATATTGATGGCATCGGTAGCACAACCGAAGAGAAAATCAGAGAAAAAGGTATTGATTCGATAGACGACTTGGCACAAGCAAGCGTAGAAGAGATTACGGGGAGTGGTATTAGCGAAAGTCGGGCTAAGGACTTTATTAACAAGGCAAAGCAAAATGCTGTGATAATTCAGTCGGGTACAGAAGTTGAGGAAGAATACAGGCAATATACTACCGTTTCTACGGGTATAGAATCGCTTGATGAGGCAATGGAAGGCGGTTGGGAAGAAGAAGCTGTAGTCTCCCTGTGGGGCGAATCAGGTTGTGGGAAAACACAGCTAGCAATGAAAGCTCTCGTTGAGGCTGTAAAGCAAACGGGTAAGCCGGGAATCTACATTGAGACAGAGAAAAACCGATTCCGGCCCCAACGTATCCGCGACTTGTCGGACGGTGATGATGAAATTCTTTCCAATATCCACCGTGTCAAGGCATATGGTGTAGATATGCAGTACAATTCTTACCAAAAGGTAATTGATTCCTTTGATGAAGCTAGTATTGTTGTAGTTGATTCCCTAACAGCACGTATTCGTCTGTCTGATGAGTTTAGTGATCGTTCTACACTTAGCCAACGTTCTTCCTTATTGGGTAAACACTTAGAAAAAATTGAAGATATAGGTGAATGTCTTAACTGTCCTGTTCTATTTACTAACCAAGCTTACCAAAACCCTGATTCTTACGGTAAAAATGTAATACAGTATGGTGGTGCCCTAATTAGACATACTGCTCAGTTCTTTGTTCATATGTCTTCTAAAGGTGATATCCATGAAGCAGAAGTACAACAACATCCATCTACAGGTGACACTAGTTGTATGATAGATATACAAGAGAATGATGTTGTAGACGTTTCCTAAATTTATATTCTTTTTATAGTTTGTCTTCTCTATACTAGCTAGGTAAACATAGAATAAGATAGTCTAAGTTATGATAGTCTAAACTATTATAGTCTATTTAGTATATAGTATAATACTTACTACTAGTTTACAAACGTTTATGAGAAGTATGTATATTAGTCCCCGGTTTATGGGAATAGATTGTCTAGTAAACAAGGTACTATACTAGAGGAATATATCATACTATAACTAGAACAATAATAAACTAATAGACCGCCCCGCAAACAGCACAGCAACAGCTAGGAGATGTATAGTATATAAGAATTACGAATAAAGAATACTCGTTTTTAAACTTAGTAAGGGAAAGATTTTTATGTAGACAGTTATAAATGGTCATATGCCTGAACCAACTCCGAAACAAAAGGAAGTTTTGGAACTTCTGCCTAATACACGGGAATATATTGCGGAAGAACTAAATATTTCTCGCCGGGCTACTAGATACCGGATGAACGCATTAGAGAAAAAAGGATATGAAGTTGAAAGGGATTCTGATGGAGTTTGGAGTCTGAAGGGAATGAGTGAGATAGAAGAAGATAATACCCGTTCTGAAGAAGAAACTAAACCACGTAGGGAAGATGTGTATGATAAGGCACAAAACGTTAAAGATACTCACAATGCGCTAACAAAACTTGAGAAAGAAGTTAAAGAAGCACTTTCTAATACTAACCCTGTTCTAAATGTCTATGACCGTACTGACGGTAACTCTACTCTTGTTTTGCCTCATAGTGATTCTCACGTTGGGGCTGTCATTAAAGACCGTCCCGGTGTTGATTACTACTCTGCTGAAGAAGCGCGTGGAGCGATACGAGAGTATTTTGATAGAGCAATCAACCATGCGTTAGACCGTGGTGATGTTGAGGACGTTGTGTTGATTATGAACGGGGATCATTTAGACGGCGAAGGAATTTTCCCCGGACAGAGACACGAACAAGACGATAACCTCCGTGATCAGCTTCGGAAGGCGGGGAACACGTACATCGAACAGATTTTGAAACTTTCCCGTGAATTTGAGTCTGTAGAGGTTTACTGTGTTCCCGGTAATCATGGGAATATTGACAAGGATAGTACGACAAATGCTGATCTGATGTTGTTTGACTTTATAGAAACCGCATTAGACTATTCTTCCGCTGATAACATTCGTATGGAAAAGGCTAATGCAGCGGGATACAAGACTTTTCATATTCGGGGTTGGAAATACTTCACACGTCATGGTGAGAATTATTTAAAGCACGTTGGTACTTCAAGTGGTATTCGGCGTGTTCTTCAATGGTATGCTAAAGAAAATGGATTTGATGTTGGACTCCGTTCCCACTACCACTCTGTAAAGCTTGAGACTGTTGCTGATGAAGTTCCTATTGTTATGACAGGGACTACAGCGCCTCCTTCTACATTCGCTGAATCAAAGGGGGAAGATGGTGGTGAAACTGCTACATTTTGGTACACTACTGATGAAAGTGCGATTGATTCCTTCCAACACATCAGAATAAACGAGGATTAGTGTTCATTTGACCACAATAAACCAAAAGACTTATAAACCCCCGGCTATTAGTAAGGGTAAGAAGTAAACAATCGCTGTGTTCGCAGAACCTCACCGGGACGGACGTAACAGGGTGAAACCCCGGAGAGAAGTGAACAGTCATTTCTATGTATGTTTGAAGAGTCAATTTACGAAGAAGAAATAGAACAGAATAACGAAATCTGCTCAAATTGTTTTCGGCGTATCAAGTTTAGTATTGAACCACCCGAACGGATTCCTTCTTTCGTTTCGGATGTTCAAGAATATGAACCACACGCTGAGTCCGTTTGGGTTGAAGAAAATAAGCAAGTAGAAGGGAAGGCTGATGCAGGAAGACCGAATGTAAAACGGACAGCCTGTAAGTGTGGTTGTGTTTCCGCTTACACTAAGGTTGATCGTCCTGTGAAAGATTATCAGAAGTATTCTGAACGGATTATTGAAAGGCTCTATGAAGAAGGTTACACGGTAAATGAGTCTCAATTCCTCGACTGTGTTCATTCTTTGAAATCCGACCCCGATTATCAGCATAAACCAGAAGCAATCTTTAACGAAGCAACTGAGTTTTCAACATGACTAATAAGAAATGTGGTAAAAGTCTTACGACGAAAGATGGGAAGTGTACCCGTGATGCCACATTTCCTGATGAGCGGTGTAAGCAACACACCGTTTACGATACAGACGAGTGGAAGCCGAACTACGAGCATGGACTTTATATGGAGCGTTCGGGATACTATGAGAACCTTCCCGAACAAGACAAGAATTGGATTGATTCTATTGTCCAATCGTTTGTAGAACAGGCCCCGTGGAGTGCTGATAATCTCGCAAATCTCAACAAGTTACGAGAAGCTGTCGTTGATATGCACAAGAAGCGACGTGCTGATGAATATATCCATGAACGTGGAATGGCCCAAACAAATACTGACGGATTTCACGAACAGTATGGACCGATTGAAAATCAAAAGGAAAACGTTCTTCACATCACAGCTTCTCGGCTATCAAAAGATTCGCTTCGTGTATTGAAGGATTTGAATTGTCTCCCGGACGAGGATAACAGTAGCAACGATCAACCGGATTCGTTAATTGACCAATTCTCTGATTTTGACTGATTATGGATATACCCGATGAAGCAAAAAGGGTTATTAGAGATAACCCATCTGAGTTTGTTAATCGGGTATTAGGTGTAGAACCATACGCATATCAGAAAGACTTTCTCAATCATTCCTCAAACCGGAAACTCTTGGTTGGTGGTCGGCAGATTGGTAAGACCACGATGCTTTCGTGGTTAGCTATTCACCGTTTCGTTACTCAAAAGGACACTAACGTTCTTATTATTGCACCTACGCAACGGCAGGTTTGGAATTTTCTTGAGAAGCTAAAGTCCGAAATCTCTGAATGGCTCGATAATCCTGATCAGTACGGGATTGAATACGAGAGTAAATCTGAAATCCGTGCATCTAACGGGAGTAAGATTTTTGGACTCCCTGCTGCTGGTAAAGGTGACACAATCCGTGGTTTTACGGTTGATACTGTCATTGTTGATGAAGCAGCCTTCATTGATGATGAGATATATACTTCTGTCCTTCGTCCCATGCTGTTTACTACGGAAGGTGAGTTTATCCTTTCTGGTACTCCGTGGGGTAAAGAAGGATACTTTTATAAGAAGTATGAAGAGGCTGATGATCCTGAAGTTGATTCCCCGTGGCAAACGTGGCAAATTGCCACAATGGAAAATCCCGACGTTGGGCCTGAACAAATTAAAGAATCTCGTCGTGAGTTAACCCCTAATGAGTACGACAGAGAGATTCTTGGTGAGTTTGCCGATAAGAAGAACGCCTTCTTCAAAAACGCTACAATTAACCGTTGTTTAGAATGGACAGGGAATTACAGGCAAGACGTTGTTTACCCCCCACAGGACACAAGAAATTGTTATATGGGCGTTGACGTTGCTTCTGGTGGTGATG